TTTTGTCAGAGATGTGGTTCCGGCCATTCAGAAATTTGCAGATGAAATTGGTCCAAAATTACAGCCAGTTATCAAATTTCTTGGAACTTATATTCAAGAAGTATTACTGCCACAATTCAAAGCTGTCTGGGGATTTATCAATGATTTCTTGATTCCAATATTTTCTGCAATTCTTACGCCAGCCATTAACGGGTTGCGTAGTGCATTTGAGAAGGTTCAAAAGGCTATTGCTGACAACAGTGAAGAATTAGAGCCGTTGCTAGATTTCATGAAAGCAGTCGGGACATTTGCAAAAGATACTTTAGCTCCCATCATTGGGGTAACACTCAAAGGCGCATTTAGTATCCTTGGCACAATCATTTCAGTAACCATTTCAGGATTTGCAAAGATTATCACTGCCGTCACTAACGTAGTCAATGCAGTCAAGGGATTTATTAAACTTATGACAGATAATCCAATCACTCGATTCTTTGGCGGCGGAGATAACTCCAAAGGCTTAAAGGCTGGCGGAGCAGAATTTGACCCAAATATCGGCGTCGATATTGGAGATCCATTTGCCGGTGGTGGTGGCGGTGGTACGACTTTTGGTGGCAATGATCCACGCACATTTACAGGCGCACCATTGGGGGCGTATTCACCAGCTATGCAAGCTGCAATTTTAAGACGTGAAGAATTAAAAGCTGAGACTGAACGCCTACGCAATGCTAGAGAAGCCGCAGCAGCAGCTCGCCTTGGGGTCACTGGCGGGCTTTCCACGGCAGAGCGAATCAATATCACAGTTAATGGCGCAATGGATGCTGAGGGAACAGCTCGCACAATTGTGGAGACTCTTAATAATTCATACTTCCGCGGTACAGGCGGCGCATCCAACTTGCAGGCAATATGACAGTCTTTAATCCAGTATGGCGAGTTACAATTGGCGGCGTTGAATATCAAACTGCCATTTTGTCGAATCTGACCATTACATCTGGGCGAACTAATATCTATGAGCAGGCTCAAGCCGGTTACACCAACATTGAGCTTATCAATTTAGACCAATCAAATGTAATTATCGGAATCAATGATTCATTGACCATTGAGCTGCAAGATTCCACAGCTACATTTGTTCCCATCTTTGGCGGGTCAATTGTGGATATTGCAATTTCAGTGGCCGAATTGGGAAATGTGGCCTATGCCCAACGCGTCAAAATTATTGCCTTGGGTGCATTGGCTCGATTGCCAAAGGCATTGACCGATGGCGTCTTGGCGCAAGATTTTGATGGCGACCAGATTCTGACAATCTTGCAAGATTTATTGCTTAACAGTTGGGCAGAGGTTCCAGCAGCTTTGCAATGGAATACTTATGACCCAACCGAAACTTGGGCAAATGCTCAAAATATCGGACTTGGTGAAATTGATACTCCAGGTAGTTACGAGCTTGCACAAAGGGCATCGAGTCGAACAGATATTTATTCACTTGTTTCAGCTTTAGCCACTAGCGGCTTAGGTTATATCTACGAGGACGCTCAGGGGCTTATTTCTTATGCTTCGGCAGACCATCGATCCATTTACTTAGCAACGAACGGATATGTCAATCTTTCAGCTAACGATGCCCAAGGCTCAGGACTGACGATTCAACAACGTGCCGGAGATGTGCGAAACACTATAACGCTCAAATATGGCACAAATTCAACGTCAGAAGTCGATGCAACGGATGCAACCTCAGTGGGCTTATATGGTCAGCTTGCCCAGATATTTACAACAACAGTCAAACATCAAGCCGATGCCCAAGATCAGGCAGATTTCTATCTGACACTCCGGGCATATCCTCAATACAACTTTAATCAGATCACTTATCAGCTGACAAATCCAGAAATTGATGATGCTGACCGAGATTCATTGATTAACGTGTTTATGGGAATGCCGCTGGCAATTGCCGATTTGCCACTCAATATGTCGGCCGGAACCTATTTGGGTTTTGTTGAAGGCTGGACATTCCAAGCGGCTTACAATCAAATTAGCGTCTCACTTAATCTTTCGCCGCTTTCATATTCATTGCAGGCAATGCAATGGCAGGATGTAAGTGTCGTTGAGGCTTGGAATACAATTTCTGGGATACTTGACTGGGAAAACGCCCTAGTCGTGGCATAAGGAGAAAATATGAGCAATCCGACAACACCATTCAGCTGGCAAATGCCGACGGCCACTGATCTGGTTACTGACTTGCCGGCAGATTTTGAGGTCTTTGGTCAAGCTGTTGCCACGTCAATGGCTGATTTATTAGGTGGCACAACAGGCCAGATTCTTTCAAAGACATCTGCAACAGATATGGATTTTACTTGGATCGCTAACGATCAAGGTGACATCACCGGTGTGACTGCTGGCAATGGCATTTCTGTCACTGATCCAACCGGCCCGGTGCCAACAGTAGCAATCAATACGGCTGTGACCGCTGATTTAACAACTGCGCAGACTTTGACAAATAAGACACTGACTTCTCCAGTATTAACAACACCAAGCATTTCAAACATCAATGCCAAAGCTGACATTCTTGTTGGTACCGCTGACAATACTTTGGGAATTCTTTCAGTAGGCACAAACGGGCAAGTCTTAACGGCAGATTCAACAGTTTCTCCATCAGGCTTGAAATGGGCTACACCTAGCGGCGGTTCACCTTTTGCCGCCGATATTGTTGTTAATAGTCTTACAGTCGGCAAAGGTGGCGGAAGTATTGCAACCAACACGGCTCTCGGTATTAACGCACTTGTAGGAAACTCAACGGGCGTAAGTGTGACGGCCATTGGTTGCCAATCATTAGCGGCGAACACAGCAAACTATCAAACGGCAGTCGGCTCAAACTCACTAGCGGCCAACACTTCAGGATCAGAGAATGTAGCCGTTGGCTTTGACTCATTAAAAACGCAGACAGGTGCCAACTTTAATACCGCCGTTGGGAATAGTGCTGGCAAAGTTATTACAAGTTCATCAAACACGGCAATAGGTCATCAAGCGTTACTCACAGCAACTACTGGTACCAATACGGCAGTTGGAAAAAACGCTGGATTCTCTATTGTTACTGGCGATGGCGTGACGGCCGTTGGTAAAGAATGTCTTAGAAGTGTTACAGGTGGCAATAACACCGCCATCGGTAATGAAGCAGGATACAATTTAACTACTGGTACCAATAACATTATTATCGGACACAACGCGCAAGCCGCCGCAGTTTCTAGTGTTGATTCTGTCACTTTTGGAAATGCGGGAATAAGTGCCATTAGATGCCAAACCACGACAATCTCAGGCTTATCTGATGTGCGAGATAAAAAAGATATTGAGCCGCTGGCAGTTGGTTTAGATTTTATCAACACATTAAAGCCAGTTACTTTTAATTGGAATATGCGGCCAACAATGGATAGAGATGGGAACGAAGTTCAAGGCGCGAAGATAGATGTGCCTGATACTGGATTTATAGCTCAAGATTTAGTCGCGGCCGAAGATGGCATTGATTTTGCAAGTTATCTTAAACTCACTTTGCGAGATAATCCAGATAAATTAGAGGCGACTCCAGGGCGACTTATACCGATACTTGTCAAGGCAATTCAAGATTTATCTGCAAAGGTTGCAGCATTGGAAGCGGCACAATAAGTGGAACACTTGACTAAGAATCTAGCCGATGCTGCAAAGTCATAACGGATGGCCGGCATCGAAAGATGCGGCTGAAATCCACATCATCAGCGTTCCAATCGAGGGAACTAAGGTCAAGGTGCGATGTGCCAAAGCCGTTGCACCATTGATCGCTGGATTCTGTAAAGAATTTCATGAGCTGATTGAACCCATTGATGAAGGCCAGCTCGATGATTGGGGTTACGCATTTCGCATGATACGCGGCTCGACTGAGACTTTGAGCAACCACAGCTCTGGCACTGCCATCGATCTGAATTCGAGTCGTCACATTCTTGGCAAAGTGGGCACGTTCCCAGCTGAGAAGGTTCCAATGATTAGAGCTTTGGCTAAGAAGTACGGCCTCAAATGGGGTGGAGATTATCGAAACCGAAAAGATGAGATGCACTTCGAA